TAATGCTAAAATTATGCAAAAAAGGAAACTGGCTAAAACGCTTACATTCAAGCACTAACTCAACCGAGGGGTGCGACTCGCCAACGCACATTCTTTAAACCTCAAACCTCAAAACCATGAACCACGAAACCCAAGCCAAACTCAAAGCAGCCCTCGTTACGGGCTACATCCTGCTGGCAACCATGACCGGCATCGCCTTCTTCGGCAGATTCATCTTCGCACTCCTAACCAACTAAACCTCAAAACCATGCACAAATTCAAAACCACCAACATCAAAGGCAAGGACTATGTCGAAGTCAACCAACGCCTCCTGTACTTCCGCAACGAATCGGCCTACGCTGGCTGGTCGTTGGAATCCGAACTCATTGACCTGCAACCCGACCGCTGCTGCGTCCGTGCAGTTATCCGGGACAACGAAGGTCGCATCCGTGCAACGGGCCATGCCTCCGAGGACCGCACCAGTTCAATGATTAACAAGACCTCCTATGTCGAGAACTGCGAAACATCCGCTTGGGGCCGTGCCTTGGCCTGCATCGGAATCGGAATCGAAACGAGCATCGCATCGTCCAACGAGGTGCAGATGGCTATCGCCCAGCAGAACCTTGGCGACCTCAACGACAAACTCGGACTGGTCCCTTCCTACGACGAACTGACCACCGCAACCCTCAAGGCCGACTTCCTTGCATTGCTTGACAAACTACCAAAGGAGCAGCAGGCCAAGTTCATGAAGGACATCGACCACATGACCCCTGCACGATTCGAGAAAGGCATTCAATTCATCCAAAACCAACTTGCAAAATCATGAACCTACTCGAACAAATGAACGCTGACGAGTTTAAGAAACTCCTTGAGTTCAAAGACAAATTTCCCATTATTGGCCTTGACTTGGTCAAAGCCTTGACCGAGAAAACCCTTCCAATCCAACTAACCTTGGGCGAGTGCATCGACCTGTCCAATGCAGTCGGTATTCGATACGGCCAGTACTGCAACCAAATCTTTGACGCTTTTAAATCGAAACCATGATTCACCCAACTCTCATCACAATACCAAAGGCTGACATCTGCAAGGCAGAAATCGCCCAAATAGCCCAGCAACTGACCGACCGAATCAAAGACGGAGAGGTCAACCCGGTGGAGGCCCACATCAAACTAAAGGCCATCGTCAAGGCTTTGGAGGCAACCATCAAGGCCACCGAGCAGACCGTTGCAGACGAGGCCTCCAAGCACGGCAAGACCTTCCAAGCCTTCGGTGCAGAGATTACCCTCAAGGAAGGGACACTCACCCCCAACTACGAGGAAGACGAAGTGTATGCCGACCTCAAAGCACAACTCAAAGCGAGGGAAGAACTGCTCAAGATAGCCTTTCGGCAAGCCGGTAAGACCGCTATCTTTGACGAATCAACAGGCGAGCAGGTTCCAGTCTGCACCGCCAAGGCCACCAAAGCGTCCATAGCCGTATCTTTTAAATAACCACAAAATGGAACTATACAATTTTGATAATCAAATCGCATATTGCGAAGCCATGGGCCTTTCTAAATGTTTTGAGGCTTATGCAAAAAACTGCTCATCCGAGGAAATTATGCTAATCGGATTTAACAAAAATAGCGGTAATGTTTATATTGCCCTTGAAAACGGGGTTACAATTTGCAGTATGCTTGGCCGTGATGTCAGTTACATTTGTCATAGCAATGAGGACGAAGAATTGTTTTTTGCGTCTTACGAGGAAACATTAAATTGTTTGCAACAATGAAAAGAGTCGTCAACACCATCAAGGCTTTGCGGTTATTATCGCAGAAGCCTCTCAGGGCCTCTCAGTTGCAAGATATTCTTGGAACGAGCAAAGGGGCCACCTACCGAATCATAAGGGATTTACGGGCCTCTGGTGAGGTCGTAGAGAGAACCCTTTGCACTTACTCAATTAAACCTAAAAATCAATGATAGGTAATAATGACTTTAGGTTTGACGTTGCTCTTCAAAAAGAATTTGAACATGAAGAAAATCTTGCAAATTTATTAAAAGAATTAAGCAAAGACCTTGGAGGCGATAATAGAAGGTTTGAACTAAAGCATGATTATCAAACTCACAAAACAGGAAATGTTTATATTGAATTTGAATCAAGGCAAAAGCCAAGCGGAATCTCAACATCTCAATCCGACTGGTATGTTTTCCTTCTTGAACCTATCTTAATTTTTATACCAACTAAAGTCCTAAAAGAAATTGCACATAATTATCCAGTAAAATTAGGAGGCGATGATTTAACCTCAAAAGGCTATTTAATACCAATAATTGATTTAATAAAAGACTCACAACTAAAAAACAAACCCATGAGTTACACCCCCCAACCCAACACCTTCACCCTGTTCGTCAACGACAAAGGCGACAACCCGAAACGCCCGGATTACAGGGGCGATGTGGTTCTCCCCGATGGAACCAAGATGCGCCTCTCCGGGTGGGTCAAGGAATCCAACGGCAAGCGGTTCATCAGCGGTAAAGTAGAGCCGATGCAGCAGCAGACCAGCGGTGGAAATCTTGCACCACAAGATGGCGATATGCCTTTTTAGTGTAAATTTGTGCCTTAGATACATTTACCAATAGACGCATTGCTTGTATAGCAGCCAAGTAATGCTACCGATAAAGGGTCATGCTTGAACCCCTACCCCGGCTGCTGCTATCAGTCGGGGTATTTTTTTTTACCGCTATGAAGCAAATATCTTGGTTTAAATTCTCCCCAGCCGATTGGATGATGGGCAGAATATCACGGCAACCTGCCGAAGTTCAAGTCGCATTCCTACGCCTTTGCTGCGTGTATTGGAACGCAGAATGTGAGATGACTCACGACCACGCTCACTTGGAGGGGGACGGACACTTGGAGCGACTACTCACAACCAAACTTGTTGAAACCAATGGTCAGCACATCTTCATTAAATTCCTTGATATTCAATGGGAAGAGGCCAATTTGCACCGTACAAAGATGTCCGAAGCAGGCAAAAGAAGTGCCGAACGAAGGCTCACTAAGATTGTAGAAACTCCAACTCACGTTGAACCTATGTTGAACCTACCTTCAACCAAGGTTGAACCTGTGTTCAATAGAGAAGAGGAGAGAAGAGAAGAGGAGAGAAGAGAAAATGTGAGTGAGCAGTTCGAGGGTTTTTGGAAAGCATTCCCAAGAAAGACCGACAAGGCAAGAGCCAAGCGTTCATTCCTACGTCTAACCAAGACCGAGCAAGAACTGGCAGTCAGCAACATTCAACGCCTCTACTCCGAAACCCCTGCACAATTCGTTCCGCACCCTTCCACCTACCTAAACGGCAAAAGATGGGAGGACCAAGCCATCCAACGAACACCTAACTTCGCCTACTCAAACCTAACCTCCGATGATGAACCCTTACCAGTTGTCCGCTGAACGCAAACTGCTCGGCTGCCTCATGGACAAGTTCGTGAACCGAACTGTCCTCCTAACCCAAATTCCTGAACGCCTATTCACAGGCAACAACGTCCTCCTGTACCGGGCTATCGAGTCCCTCCACAAAGCAGAGCGAGAGGTGGACATCGTTACCGTCTACAAATACCTCGCAGACCAAGGTCAAGCCCATGTCCTGCTCGAAGGCATCGACCCCGAAGCAGGGCTTGTCAGCAACTGGAAGACCTACGCATCCGACCTGCACGACCTTTGGAAGGAACGTGAAGAAGCAAGAATCATGGAAGAACTCGCCCATGACCGGGACATACCTAAAGCCTTTCAACGCTACCAATCCATTCAAGCCGTTGAATCCAACGCCTCCGAATCGTCAGCCCATGAACTGGCAAAGGATTTTCTCGTAAACATGAACGAGGTCCGGGAAGGCAGACGCAAGGACCAAATCTACCAAACCTTTATCCGACCGCTTGACAACATCTGCACTGGGTTCAAGCCATCCGAGTTCATCCTCGTAGGTGGTAGGCCTGCAATGGGTAAGACCCTGCTCGCTTTGCAAATAGCGATGAACCAAGCCATGGCCGATATTCCCGTCGTATTCTTCACGATGGAGATGTCAGCAGACCAACTGACCCAACGTATGCTTTCCAACCTTGGAACCATGGACGGGTCTGCATTCCTAAAACCCGACGAGCGTATCAGCACCGAGCAGTTCCTGACCTTGGCCCAAAAAGCCGACCAACTGAAAGGCAAGCCTCTCTACATCGTGGACTTGCACCAAGCCAACCTCGACCGCATCGAGGGGGAGATAGCGAAACTTAAGGCCAAGTTCGGAATCGTTGGTTTCTACCTCGACTACCTGCAACTTGTAGAACCTGCCAAGATTGACAAGCCCAAGCCCAAGATTGAGCAGATGACCAACATTAGCAAGCAACTCAAAGCAATCTGCAAGAGGCAGAAGGTCTTCGGGGTCGTGGTTTCTTCGCTCTCAAGGGCAACCGAAGGCAGGGCCGACCATCGTCCCATCATGTCTGACCTGCGAGAAACGGGGCAACTGGAGTTCGATGCCGACAAAATCGCTTTTGTTTACAGGCCCTACGAACACGACAAGAGCGCAGAGCAAGACCTGATGGAAGTCATCTTCCGAAAGAACCGGAACGGAAGCCTTGGAATCGCCCAAGTTCAATGTCAACTGCCCTACACCAAAGCCAACGAATATCCGCTATGACCCCCGAATACACCCTGCAAGCAGCCTGCGTTAAGTTGTTCAAACTCCTAAGGCCACACGAAGAAGGGCGGTTGTTCCTGAACCTCAACAACCCACGAAGCCGAACCAACGGTCATTTTCTCAAGGGCATTGGCCTGACCGCTGGGGTTGCAGACATGACCTACCTCTCCGACAAAGGAGCCATCTTCCTTGAGTTCAAGGCCAATAAGGGCAAGCAGTCCCTCTCGCAGAAGTGGTGGCAGGGACTGGTCCAAGAGGCAGGGTACAGGTACGAGGTCATTCGGAGCATTGAGGATTTTCAGCGAGTGGTTGTAGGTGTGGAATAGTTGTGTAAATTTGCGCTATACGCAATCGGATATAATGAATGAGGAATCGGTCAATAAGCACCCTTATCGCATATAATGAATGATTAATCCGTCAGCCCACACGCTGACAAAACCTCCCCCATCGTCAGCCTATAACCTTACCAAACAAACCTTAACCCCATGAAAACCACACCTATCGATTTCCGACGCTGGCAACTGCACATCCGCAAGGAGTGCGTCAACTGCAACCGCCCCGACAAATCCGAAACCATCAAGGCTTGGTCCGTGAACTGGACCCTGCTCGGTCGAATCCTTCAAGCCAAAAACGCCTGACATGGAATGGATTAAATGCTTGGACCGTATGCCGGAACCTTACGAGCCAGTCCTGATATTCACGACCGACATGAACCAAGCCTACGCATGGCTCGGAGATGGACGCTGGCACTACGAGCATCAAACGTGGTTCCTAATCGAAGTAAGCCATTGGATGCCCCTACCCCCTAACCCGTTCTAACCCAAACAAAATGAAAACACCAGACGAAATCCTCGCCAAGCACGAAAACGCTAATGAGATGCACTTCCATCAAGTTGATAGGGAATGGATTATTGAGGCGATGAAGGACTTTGCCTTTGAGTTTGCGGAAGCAGCCGTTGAGAATTGGGGATTGACCAAAGTTGAACGGAATTATCTGGTAAACTTCTATAAGAAAATAACAACCAACCCCTAACCCCAAGCCATGAAAAACGAATTTATACCTTACGAACAAGCCCTTGCACTCAAAAAACTTGGGTTTGATGAATCATGCTTGGGGTACTATGATATAGAAGGCTTAAAAGTAAGTTATGATAGATATTTGAATAGCGAGAACAAAAACAGTTTGTTCCCACATCCATCTATCACGAATAATCCAAAAATATCTGCCCCCCTCTACCAACAAGCGTTCAGGTGGTTCAGGGAGGAGTGCGGATTAAGGTACTTTATTGAGTATGACAACGGCCATTACAACGCTGTTGTTCAATCCTCTTTAGTGTACCATTGTGACACTCACGAAGAAGCGGAACTTGCCTGCCTTAAAAAACTAATTGAACTTTTAACCAAGACGGCATAACCATGGACCTAATCTCACGCACCATCCTCGGATATACCGCAGAGGTTGTCGGGGTCAGCCCCGATGACATCTTGAGCGAAGTCAAGACCCAAGAACTGGTACTTGCTCGAAGCATCTTTGCCGACATCGCCTACTCGGAGTACCTGTACACCTACTGCCAAATCGGGCGTATCATCAAGAGGAACCACGCAACGGTCATGCACAACCTTGAAATCCTTGCGATAAACATGAGAGCAAGGCCCGACATCAAGTTCCTGCGTACACAAGTTTTAAACAGGACACGGGATTTTTTGCAACATTAGCGAGAACCCCATTCATCTTTGCGTGAGTGAACGCAGAGGCTACCATTCTTGACCTGTACCGAAGCGGAGAAATCCGCAAGGCTTGCCTCACCATTACGGGGGGCAATCCGCTTTGGAAGGACCTCGAACAAGAGGTCGTCCTGATTCTGCTCGAAAAAGACCCTGACAAGATTACCAAGATGCAGGTACAGGGATACCTGCGGTTCTACATCGTCCGTTTGATAATGAACCTGTACCGGGGCAACAACAACCAATTTGCGAAGAAGTACCGCCACCACGACGAGCGAGTAGAGGTGGACCCCGAAACCCAAGAAGAGGGCAAGGACTACGATACCCTTCTCGATGACCTTTGGGCCATCGCCCAGCAAGAGATGGATTCTTGGGCCAAGGATGGGGCATTTCCGTACGACAAAGAACTGCTCAATCTGCTGATGCAGACAGGTAACATGAAAGCCATGAGCCGGGAAACGGGCATCCCGTACCGCTCAATCATTTACTCCATCGAGCAGGCCAAGGCCAAAATCAAAACCGCAATCGAGTCCAATGGATATACTGGTTTTTCCAATCCTGATTAGTGCTTTAGCGACCCTTGCGGTCGTGGAGTTCCGGGTGCTGCCGAATTGGTTCTACGCTTTGCCATTTGCCAAGCGGAAGCCGTTTTCGTGCATGACCTGCTTCGGGTTTTGGCTTGGGGTGTTGCTGACCCTGCCAACCTGCCAATGGTACTTGGCCCCTATCCTCGGCCTTGCCTCATCTGCCACCGCAATAATCATCCGGGAATGGACCTTCAAATGACAACCGACCAGTTCATCGTGGCCCAAAAGCATCGCAAGTACTGGGACCAATATGTGGCATCGCTGACCATGCGCTTACCACCCGATGCGGTTGGGGAACTGCAAGCCATCCTGACCGCTCACGGACGACCGCCCACAAACTGGTGGTGTGCGGACTGCGTAAAATCGGCTCTCCAATACATTTACCTTCAAGCGGACTTGTTTGCCGAAGCCAACCAAAACACCATAACCCACTCCCTGAATGCCCCTGCCAATCCCGAACAATAACGAAAGCAAAGAAGGCTTCATCGGTCGCTGCATGAGCAACAACGAGGCCAATGCAGAGTTCCCGGATACGGCTCAACGGCTTGCCGTTTGTGGCTCAACTTGGGAGAATCACAAAAGGCAGCAGTTCGAGTCATACTCCGACTACGGCCAAGAGATTCGGTCGAATGCCAAGCGAGGGATAGAATTGAACGAGCGGAACGGCAACAAGTGTGCGACGCAAACAGGTAAGGTCAGGGCGCAGCAACTCGCCAACGGGGAAGCAATTTCCCTTGAAACCATCAAGCGGATGCACTCCTACCTGTCCCGTGCTGAAACCTACTACGACAATGCAGACGACACCTCCGACTGCGGTTACATCAGTTACCTCCTGTGGGGTGGCAAGTCGGCTCTCTCATGGTCAAGAAATAAACTCCGAGAACTTGGCGAACTCAAAGGCGAAGGATGACCAAGCCCAAGTGCAGGCTCGGATGGACTCGCTGATGATGGTCATTACGACCCTCTGCGACTGCATCGGAGCGGTGGACGATTCTAACTCACCGAATGCATTTGCCGTGAAGATGAAGATAGTGGACAAGATTGACGAACTCATAGACAAAATCGAATACTAATGAAACGAGTACCCATAGGCACAATCAAGAACAACCCGAACAACCCGAGGGTTATTAAAGACGACAAGTTCAAAAAACTCGTGCAGTCCATCAAAGACCTACCCGAAATGGCCGAGGTTCGTCCCGTTGTGGTCAATACCGATATGGTCGTGCTTGGAGGCAACATGAGGCTTAAGGCCATGCGTGAGGCAGGATGGAAGGACGTGCCGATTCATGTTGTGGATTGGAACGAGGACAAGCAAAGGCAGTTTATCATTAAGGACAACGTAAGCGGAGGGGAATGGGATTGGGAGATGCTGGCAAATCAATGGGATGAATTAGAACTGCAGGAATGGGGACTTGACGTTTGGAAAGCCCCGGCAGAGGTTGACTACTCAATCTTAGATGAAGATGATTTAAGCGACCAAATTGACGGAATGGCATCAAACGTAATGAAGGCTATTCAAATTGAATTTGAACCCGAACATTACGAGCAGGCCTTTGAGTTGGTTAAGTTTTGGAGGCAGCAAAAACTTTACATTGGTGGCTTCTTGATGGAAAAACTTAAAGAAGAAAGGGAAAAACTGTGAGGTGTCTCGCTTTTATACCAAGCAAAGGGAGGCCCGACAACATAGCAAAAAATGTCGAACCTTTTATGCAAAGGCTTGGCATTGATTACAGGATATTTGTAGAGCCACAAGAAAAGGATATGTATAAGTTCAAGAACGTAATTGCCCTTGAACAAAACAACCAAGGGTTAGGATACTCAACCAAGTTTGCGAAAAAATATGCAGAAGAGAACGGGTATGACTTGGTTTTTAGGATTGACGATGACGTAAAAGGAATTGGGGAAATAGAGAAAGACTTAGACAAGATTGTTAAATCTTTTGGCATTCCAAAGGTAGGAGCCGTTGTTTTTCCTTATGACTTTGAATGGTACGCAAAGTCCGAAAAACTATTCTCAAAAAAGAACAAACGCTGCCAAACTTGCTATATAATTAGGACGAACCTTTTTAGGCCGGAATGCAGCATAAGCACTTTTGACGATTTTTACCAATATTTACTGCTCCGAAATGATGGCTATGACACGCTTTTTTGTTCAAGGCATCTTATTGAGTGCGCCCCGGTAGGCAAAGGCAAAGGCGGTCTTCAAGCGTTTGACCGTTCGGAAATGGCATTAAGGGAAATAAATATCTTTAAAAGTATTGACCCGACTATTGATGTTGTTTCAAAGCCCGATAAGCCTTGGAAGTTTGAGCCAAAATTCACGGACCGCAAATACAAAAGCAGTAAATTATGAAAAGAATAGACCTTGTCCAAGTTCAGCACTCCATAAAGATTGGGGATGATTGTCCATACATTGAGCCAAATGTAACCGAGGACTGCGTTCTTTACTCGGAAGGGGAGGCAATAGGCTTTTACTTGACAAAGATGCCCGAGAAAATGTGCAAACTTGCCGACTTGGCAAATCACGAATTACAATCAAAAAGGGTGCCAAAGCAAGGAACCAAAAGGTCCGAAAGTGCAGGTGGTATAGTTCAGGAGTCTTGCATTATTGGGAGCGTTCCACCTAAACCACACATGAAAAGACCCTACGCAAGTATAAGCAGCGTCCATCAAGTAGAGTCGGCCAAAACCTTTATTAAGGCCATGCTTCTTTTAGCCAGCGAAAGCGAGGGATTAATAAAGCAAATCCTGCCACATCAACATGAAAGGCAGTTGGAGTTATTTCAAGGAGTGCCAAAAAAGTGGAGATTTGCAAACCTTTTTACAAGTTCTATCTCAAACTTCAATATATCGGCTCAATTTCATAGGGATGGAGGCAACATAGTTGGGGCCGTGAATGTGATAATCTGCAAGAAGCACAACTCCAAAGGAGGCGACCTGCATATTCCTGACTACGGAGCAACCGTCGGCCAGCAGGATAACTCGATTTTAGTGTACCCGGCTTGGAGGAATGTTCACGGGGTTACGCCTATAATTCCAACCCATGAGGGAGGCTATCGAAATAGCCTTGTTTTTTACCCTTTAAAGGCCTTTGTAGGGCTTCAATAACTTCGGAGGAACATCGGTGCCAACCCAAGAAAAACAACCGCATGGTGGCTCTCTAACGAGGCCAAATAAGGGGGAGACAATGAACCCTAACGGTCGCCCCAAGAACTTGGAGAATTTGTTGCACGACCACTTCCTTGCTGAGCATAATCTTCGGCTCACGAAAGGGCAGGCACAAGCCATGATTCAAGTCATTCTCGGTAAAACCAAAAACGAGTTGATTGAAATGGCAAACAATAACGACCTTCCTTTTTGGGTTGCATTAATTGCCAAGAAGGCAAATCGAGATTGGGAGAAGGGCAGCATCCATATTCTTGACGTTTTGTTTGACCGGGTTTACGGAAAACCAAAAGAAGAGGTTGTTCAAGTAATCCACGAAAGGCCTATTTTTACAGGCATCAATCTCGATGTTCAAGGAAACCAAAGCGCAGGCGAAGATAGCCAACCTTAACAAAAGGGTCAGGGTTATTCAAGGAGGCACGTCTTCATCCAAGACTTTCAGCATTATTCCTTTGCTGATAACCTATGCGATTGATAATCCAAACTCCGAGATAAGCATCGTTTCCGAAAGCATCCCTCATCTTCGAAGAGGTGCGATGCGTGATTTCATTAAAATAATGGAATGGACTTCAAATTACAATCCTGACAACTGGAACAAAAGCAGTTTTACTTATCTTTTTAATAGCGGTTCGTTTATTGAGTTTTTTAGCGTTACCGAAGAATCAAAACTCCGAGGCGCAAGGCGTGATATCCTGTTTGTGAACGAGGCAAACAACGTCCCTTGGGAGGCCTTTCATCAACTATCAATTCGCACCAAAAAGTTTATTTACATCGACTATAACCCGACCGCTGAGTTTTGGGCGCATACTGAATTGGTTGGAAAAAATGATACCGATTTTGTTATTTTAACCTACAAGGACAATGATGCTCTTGACCCTGCTATCATCCGAGAGATTGAGAAGGCCAAGACCAAAGCCGAAACGTCTGCGTATTGGGCGAACTGGTGGAAGGTCTACGGCCTTGGTCAAGTCGGGACGCTTCAGGGTGCGATATACGAGGACTTCGAGGTGGTGGAGGGTATAGATGTCAGCCGTGCGAAATTCGTCGCCCTTGGGCTTGACTGGGGCTTTAGCAACGACCCTACGGCCTTAGTCGCTATCTACCGGCAAGGGGACTGCCTACTCATCCAAGAACTGCTCTACTCCACGGGACTGACCAACCAAGACATCGCAGACAAGTTGCGGTCGCTGGGCATCACAAGGGCTTGGGAAATCGTGGCGGATTCAGCAGAACCGAAGTCCATCGAAGAAATCTATCGGTTAGGTTTCAATATCAAGCCAGCGGAGAAAGGCCCCGATTCGGTCAGGAACGGCATCGACATCCTGAAACGCTACAAGTTGCAGGTTACCAAGGATAGCACCAACCTCATCAAGGAACTGCGGTCCTACACTTGGGCAACCGACAAAGAGGGCAAGAACACGGGGGTCCCGATTGATTCATTCAACCACGCCTGCGACGCTATGCGGTATGTGGCACTCAACAAGTTACGGGTCAGTAACTCAGGGAAGTACGTTGTGGTTTAACTTTGAGGCATGAACACCGAACGCATCATCGACCTGCTAATCGAAATCGGGAAGACGCTTGCAGCCCTTTTCTTCATCATCACCCTTCTAACCCTCCTTTGGACCTTATGAAAGTCGTTCACTACTACCACATCTACTGCGGAGGGAATTGGCAGTTAATCCTCAACCAGCACATGATGGCGGTCTGCAATTACGGCCTCATCAATGTCTTGGATGAGATAAGGGTCGGCATTGTCGGTCCACCCGAACAACGCAAGGCGGTCAAGGAGGTGCTGGAGAACTCGATGGTGGCCGATAAGGTCAAGGTCGTGGTTACCCGAACCAACGCTTGGGAGCAGGCGACGCTTACCGAGATGTACCGGGCCTCGCAGGAAGAAGAAGCCGTGTACCTCTACGCCCACACGAAGGGGGCAAGCGACCCATCCCTCATCAACCAACTTTGGAATCGAAGCATGACCTTCTTTAACGTCGTGGCTTGGGAACGCTGCCTGCAACTGCTGGAAGGTGTGGATGCAGTCGGCTGCCATTGGATTACCAAGGAGCAGTTCCCTCACATGGCGGACCACAACAACCCCGACGGCTACCCATACTTCGGTGGAACCTATTGGTGGGCCAAGTCCGAGCATATTAAAGAACTGGGCGAACCTGTACGGGACCACCGCTGGCAAGCCGAGCATTGGATTGGAAAGAAGCCCGATACGAAGGTCCACGATACCAACCCCGGATGGCCTTCACCCGAACGCTTTGTCATAACCTTCTAATGTCTTTCATCAACATCGTTACACCCTGCTCAAGACCCGAAAGCCTTGGGGCCATTGCGGATTCAATAAACATTCCCAAGAATCATTACAGGTGGATTGTGGTGTTTGATGCAGACGAGGTTCCATCCGTTGAAATTCCTGCAAATGCAGAGGCACACTCCTACCACGTTGAAGGAGGTTCTGCTGGACACGCCCAAAGGAACTTCGCAAACAAACTGATTCAAGGTGGCTATGTCTTGCAAATTGATGATGATACCATCCTGCATCCTGATTTTTGGGAAGCGGTCAAGGACTGCACCGAAGACTTGGTATGTTGGAAGCAGTGCCACAAAGACGGCCTACACCGTCTAAATGCAGGTGAGTGGCATCTCGGCCACATTGACTCCGGGTCTTTTATGGCTGACCGCAAAGTCATAGGCGACTCTCAATGGATTTTCAACCGATATGATGCGGATGGTTACTTTGCACAAGAGATGCGAGCCAAGACCGAAAGCGTTAAAACAATTCAACAATACCTTTCATTTTACAACTATTTACGATGAAATACAGCGAAGTATCAAAAGACAACCGATTGCAGGAATTACGCAATACACCGAGGGTTTATTGGACCGCCCTTGAGAATGAAAATAAGGTGGACGGCCTCATTGACCTTTGCCAAAAGTACCTCAAGCCAACGGACAAGTGCGTAGAGGTTGGATGCTTTTCAGGGGTCAGCAGTCGTGTAATTGCGCTTCACTGCGGAGAGTTGCACTGCATTGACCCTTGGTCTTGGGGCGCAGTAGCACAAGCCGAGCAAATGTTTGACTCAATGCTTGCGAACTACCCCAACATCGCCAAGGTTAAGATGACCAGCGTTGAGGCATCCAAGCAATATGCCGATGGCTCCCTTGACTTCGTGTACGTTGACGCTGACCATTCCTACGCCTCGGTCGTGGAAGACATCAACGCTTGGAAGCCCAAGGTCAAGCCGGGCGGTTACATTGCAGGACACGACTCGTATATGCCCGAAGTCTTGAAGGCGGTCATGGACTGCCTCGGTGAACCCTTGCAATACTTCACCGATACCTCTTGGATTGTCAAACTATGAAACTCCAAGACCTCACCATCGACCAGTTCCAACGCATCGGGGCCATTGAGTTCAGCAGCGTCCTTGGGGACTACGACAAGCGTGCAGGAGTCGTCGCAATCGTTGAGGGGGTCGATATATCACTCGTCCGAGAGATGCCCGCCAAGGACGTCCTAAAGCGTTACAAGGCCATTATCAGCGAGTGGAACGCATTGCCTGCCCTTGGGTACAAGCGAAAGTTCAAAGCAGGGGGCAAGTGGTGGATTCCGACCGTGTTCACGGACGAGTTGACTGCAGGGCAGTTGATTGAACTGATGGACGCAAACACGACCGACGAAAAGCAACTACTGCAGAACCTTCACCGAATCATGGCGACCTTGTGCAGGGAGGGCGGTCTATTCGGATTCTTCCCGAAAAAGTACGACGGGGCTGCCCATGCGGAGCGAGCCGAACTGATGAAGAAGCACGCCAAGGTCGGGGACGTTTGGGGGGTTGTCAGTTTTTTTTTGCTAAGTTCAGAGTCCTACTTGAAAGTTTTGAGCGACTATTCCAAGCACCTGATGACGAAGGCAGGGGAGTTGACGTAAGCCCTCTCGCAGGGTACGGTTGGCTGATGGTGGTGTGGAGGATGGCTAACAAGGACGTTTTAAAATTCGATGCCATCTTTGCGATGAAGGCGGTGGAATTCTTGAACTATGCCTTGCTGATTCACGACATCTTGGAAGCCGAACGGATGGAGGCTGAAAGAGCAAGACGCAGATAGACACATTCCAGCACGGGGGACATTTACCCACATGGAAACAACCATCCTCGCCAATGGCAAGCCCTTAGGGAAGTTTGGCAGCGGTTCGATGAAGGGCATCGACCAAACCGCTTTGGAGGGGATTGGTTCAGTCGTTGGCCCCAAAGGTGGGGGCAAGTCGCCAACCCATGATGTCTTGGTCAAATGGATTGAACGGGTCATTGAACTTGCGAAGAAGAACCTCGAAGCAGCCAACGCCAACGCAGGGGGAACGCTATCGGCATCCATCACCCCCGAAGAAATCGAACTATCCGCAAAGCAAATCGTGGTGGCTATCATGGCCAACCCCTATTGGAAGTACGTTGACCAAGGGGTGCGAGGCAAAACGTCAAGCCTAAAGGCTCCAAGGTCGCCATTCCAATACAGGGACAAGTACCCACCTGCTCAAGCCATGGCCGACTGGATTGCCAACAAGGAAAAAGCAGTTGTGCCGACCTATTCCCGTGAACTCAAGCGGATGCGGACGAAACAGGAGCAGGGATTGGTGGATGGCAGGTCGGTTGCCTATTGGGTATTCCAGCGAGGAACACGGGCCACCAACTTTATGAGCAACGCCCTATCCCCCGAAATGATAGACGTTTTGGTGAACACAATCGCTGAAACCCTTGGCAAATCCATAAGCGTAGCAACCAAACTATAAAATGGCAGTAACCGTCCTTTCCGGGTCGCCCCAAGTGGCTACACCCGTTTACAACAAGATGCTCTTCAAGGTCAGCAGCAACGAGATAGCCCAGCCTAATTACCGATTCGTTTGCGATGTCAAAGACAGTGCAGGGAGTACATACGCCCGGTTAAAGTGCGATAAATTACCGATTACCAACCAAGGATTCTTCGATGTCGCCAAGGTCGTTGAAACCTTAATTGCACCGACCAAGCCATCGCTGACGCAGACCGCATTCAGCAATCATTCGGGGTACTATTCGGGGTATCGCTTGGACTTCTTCGACGAATACGGCAACACCCCAGCCGTGCAGACGGGGACGGTTACAACCGTGTCGGGCCGTCTTGGATTTGCAGGAAACTTGGAGCAGTTGGAGTTTCAGTCCTACAATTCTGCAACCCGATTCCCTTCGGGTACGCTTTTGGGTAGTTTGGCTTTGACCACCCCGACCCGATTCGTGTGGCACTCCAACACCGAAGCGAGGTGGCTCGTTCAAGGGAAGGGAACCACGACGGCCAACTTTGACAAAGCACTGATTCGCTACTACACGGCAGGGGGTACGCTTACACGGGTTTACACGGTCAACAACGGCCAACCAGCGGTGCAGCAGGTCGTTCGCTTCGGTGCAGGGCCAAGCAACGTCCGGGCATTGACTTCGGGCCAAGCCAGCGACGGGTTTAGCGGTGAGTACCTATTCCCGTCCAATGAAGGCGAATACTACACCATTGCATTCGGGGACTCCGCTTGGAACGACTTCAACCAACGCTGCGATGCGGATGGAGCCGACCCAGCCGAAAGTTCATTTTGCTTGGAGGAACGATTCAACGAACTATACGAGGATAACTACGACGCTTTTGGTCAGGAGTACACCTACATCAAGGGTCTTTGCGAGCGGTTCAACTCCATCCCGGTTCACTTCCAAAACAAGTGGGGCGGGCTTGATGCGTATGTCTTCACGTTGAAGAACCGCAAGAGGGCCAACATTACCCGGCAGACGTTCGGCTACAACTCGGACGTTTATGCGACCACGACCTACGACAAGGTGTGGGCAGGGGAGTTCGATTACGTTTACGCTCTCAACTCGGACTGGCTGACGGATGCCGAATCCGCTTGGCTTATCGAGATGGTCAGGTCGGGGCAGGTATGGCTTGAACTGGATGGGCAGTTGGTGGAAGCAATTGTGAACGCCAACACTTACCAATTCATGACTCGCAGGAACGACCGCCTCACGCAGTTGCAGGTCGAGGTTGCCGTGGCTTACAAGAACAACATCCTATGAGCGTAACCCTCATCGCTTACCCTCTCAACGAATCAAACGCAGAGGTTCCCTACGTCCTTGACACCATGGGCGAGATTGACATCGCCCTGACCTTTTCGGTGGAGGACATTGCCGACATCACCAAGCGGAGGGGGTCGTTCTCCAAGACCATCACGTTGCCTAATACGACAACAAATCGGGACTGCTTTGGTCATGCCTACAATATTCAGTCCTTTGTCGGTGGATTCCAACCGAACAAGAAGATTCGTGCTGCGATGTGGGAGGATGGGGTGCAGGTGTTCAGCGGAGTCCTGCAACTGATTTCTATGTCCAAAATCCGGGGAGAGGTTACCTACGAGGTGGGCCTGTTCTCGGACGACGTAAGCCTGTTCAAGTCCATTGAGGGCAACCTCCTTGCGACAACCGTTGGGGTCAGCGGAATGAACCACACGCTGACCTCTGCTCATGTTTCTGCGACTTGGACCGCATCGGGTGCGAGCGGTTACGTTTACGGCTTGGTGGATTCCTACGGCTATACGGACGTGGTAACGCAAGGATGGTTTGCGGTTCCCTTTTACAAGATGACCCCAAGCATCTACGTCAAGAAGATGGTGGACTTGATATTCGCACAGGCAGGGTATCGGTACACCTCGGAGTTCTTCAACTCGGAGCGGTTCGGCAAGTTGGTTATTCCATACGCTGCCGGGGAAGCGATACTGAACTTATCGGGGTCAACGATTTTCGTGGCAAGTACCGGGACGGTTAGTGGGACGTTTGGTCAAAACCTAACAATAAGACTGGAGGACGAAACGGGTAGTTATTACGACCGCCCCGGTTATTGGAACCCTTCGTCAAGCACTTTTGTTTCGCCTTCATTCCCGACTCGTTGGAATGTAACTGTCAATTACGAATTACAGGCTCAATTCTCTACTGCCGCTTATGGATTCGCAAATATGTCAATACGGAATCTCACAACTTCGGGGGATATTGCGGTCATTCAAGGAATTGTAATAAACTACCAAAGCGGTCTTAGTGGTCCGCTATCAACAACTTTTGCCAATATAACCATACCGCCAAACACAACGGCCAACCTCGGTTTTGTGTTTACGACTCCACAGGGAGGGACCATTCTTCAAGGAGCAACCGTCCTTTGGGAGTGCTTGGAGAACCCTCAAACATTGCACACCGTTGACATGAGAACCGCCCTGCCTGCTGACGTGAAGCAGAGCGACCTCTTGCAAGACCTGCAAAAGATGTTCAACCTCTACTTCATGCCGGACCCTGCCGACCCCAAGAACCTCATCGTGGAGCCTTGGGTGGACTTCTACTCCAGCGGAGTGGTTGACTGGTCGCAGAAATCGGATGAGAACGCAGAGCAGAACATCACGAACGGGGACCCGAATCAGTACAAGACTATCGTGTTCAAGTACAAGGATGCCGGGGACTATTTGTCAAAGTTGGATAAATCGAACTACCCGCTTGCCAAGGAAGGCTACGGAGGGCGAATCTTCACGACCGACAACTTCTACGGCAAAGGAGAGAACGTCGTTGAACTCTCTTGCAGCACTCTAATCCCTGCAAACTTCACAACGGATAAGGTCGTTGCAAGGGTTTGGGACTTGGACGGCTCCGCTTTATCAGGAACCATCAAGACCTTGCAGAGCGGTTACCGCATAGCCCAATACAACCTCATCGAAGCACCGACGACGTGGGCCTACCAATATGGGGTCAGCGGTTCGGTAGCACTCGCAGAGTCGTTGCTGAATCTGCCCTTTGTCAGCCACCTTAACAACCCTTACGCAGCAGATTTCGACCTTGCCTTTGGAATCCCCAAACAGTTGTATTATGCGGTGAATATCGCCGCAAATAGCGACCCTTACGCATATACAAACAACAACCTGTTCAACGTCTATTGGTGGAATTTTATCCAAGAAACCGTCAGTCGTGAGGCGATGCAGTTGGAGTTGTCCATTATGCTCAATGCGGTGGACATCAGCCAACTCGACTTCCGAACCCCTATCTACTACGGAGGTGTCCGTTGGCGGCTGCTTGAGATTCGGGACTACGAGATAGGTCAGCAGAAGCCTTGCAGGGTAACGCTTCGCAGGATTCTCAACTTGACCGAGTTTGCCCCAAAGCAAATCTATTACTTCCCCTACGACGGCCCGGTTCCTGCAACGGATTCGGATTACCCGAACGAAGTCCCCCCGATTCCATCGGTCAAGGAACTGCCAGCGGTTGCAGGTCCTCCGGGTGAAACGGGTGCAACAGGTGCGCAGGGCGACCCCGGTCCAGCAGGTGCAGGGTTCACTCCGGGCGATGCAGAGGGCGACATCAAGTATTGGGATGGAGCCGATTGGGTCAACTTGGGAATAGGAAGCGAAGGTCAGGTCTTGGAGGTTGTGTCAGGATTACCAGCATGGGCAGATAAAACATTACTATGACAGTTACTAAAGAAATTGCGATTAAGGTAACCGCTACGGATGCGAGCGGTCCAGCACTTCAATCCCTTGAAGATAGACTGAACGCTGCGAAGAAGCGGATGATTGAACTTGCCGTTGCTGGCAAGCAGAATACCGAGGAGTTCATAAGGCTTCAGCAAGAGGCAGGGGAGTTCAAGCGAACCATTGAAGGCGTTGAGCAGTCCGTTGATTCGGTCGCAAAGTCAGGAACGCAAGGGATGCAGTTGTTCTCGGAGGCTTTGACTGCAGTAACCGCAGGGTTCACGATTGCGACGAGTATGTCGGCCTTGTATGGCGAAGAGAACGAGGACCTTCAAAAGACGATGATGAAGGTTCAAGCGTCTATGGCTTTGCTTCAAAGCATACAGGCCTTGCTTGCCATTACGACTAAGACGAGTGCCGTAGCAACCACCGCTAACAGGATTGCCTTGGCCCTTTACGACAAGACTGTCAAAGGGACGACCATAAGCCTCAAAGGTTTTAAGGCTGCACTTGCTGCAACAGGCATCGGGCTGATTGCTGTTGCTGCGGGACTTGCCTACACCAACTGGGAAAAGTTGCGAGAATTGCTCGGCTTACCACCGAACAATACCAAAGCCATTGCTGCCTTGGAGCGTGAGATTGCTTTGATGGAGGCAAATGGGGCCATGATTGAATCCATTGAGGCCAAGAAGATTGAGTTAATCAAACTGCAAGTCCAAGAGATGAAGGGGCAAGAAAAGTTGAACAAACTCAACGAGATTGGCATCATAACCGCTCAAGCACAAGTAAGGGCAAAGCAAGCACAAATTGCAACCCAAGAAAAAGCCATTGCTACATCTGAGCGTGAACTTCAGGTGCTGCAATCCCAATACGTTAAAGGTGAAGAAAATGCAACGGCACAAATCGAACTCGCTCAAAAGATTTATGCTGAAAATGAAAGGCTATACCAACAAAGGAGATTGCTCGCACAAAGCCAGCAAGAACTCGACCAACTTGAGGTAGACGAGAAGAACCGAAAGGCTGAAATTTTATCAAACTTGGACTCGCAGTTGCAAGAAGATGCGAAGAAAGATTATGATGTCAGGAATCAATTAGCGGAAGAACAGTTTAGAGATGAGATAGATAAAGCAAAAACCAAGGGAATCTTACTTGAATCCCAACTTGATGAAGAGCGAGTTCAAAGGTTGGCAGCAGCCAAGTTAGCCCTCGGAGATACCGAAGCGTACCTCACGATGGAGAAGGACATCAATGCAAGGTTTGATGCAGCAAAGGTCAATCAAAAGCAACTGACCGAAGAAGAGATATCAAGGATTGAACGTGAACGCAGACAACAAGACCTAAAGATGGCTTCCGATGCCGTTGGTGCGCTTGGTGATTTGCTGACCGCTGGCTTGGGGCAATCCGAGAAAGACCAAAGAAAAGCCTTTGAGATAAACAAGAAGGCCAGCATAGGTCAAGCCCTCATCAATACCTTTATGGCCGTAACCGCTGCCCTGACTGCTGGAGGGAACCCGATTAAACTTGCAACGGGCCGTCAGTTCGTTGACGCAGGTATCGCTCTTGCAGCAGGTTTGGCGCAGGTTGCGAAAATCAGCAAGACGCAGTTCCAAGGGAGTTCAGCAAGCGGAGGCGGTGGTGCGTTGACTGCCGGGGGCGGTGGAGGTGGAGAGGCTGCTCCTGCATCAATCTTTGCAAACCCGCAAACGACCATGCTTGGAACCGATGGTGCTGCAATGGGCCAAGGCCAAGGCTCATCGCCAATGCGAGCCTATGTCGTGGAACGGGACATCACCCAAAGCACTCGCAGGGTTCGGAGGTTGGAGGAATTTGCAACTCTTGGGGCCTAACCACATTTACCACTATGGAACTACCCATTTATAGGATGACCGTTGACGAGGTGGATGAAGGGGTCCAATTCGTGGCCCTGACCGATATGCCAGCCATCGAACGGCCATTCCAAGCATTCAGCAAGGCCAAGCAGAAGTTTACCGAAACAGGCGAACGGAGAGTGCTGACCGGGCCGCTAATGCTTGCAGACACCCCCATCTTTCGAAAGGACGAAACCTACGGGGAATACTACGTTGTATTCGACAAAGCCACCATCCGCAAGATAGTCCAAAAGTATTTCAAGCAAGGCAACCAGCACAACGTGAACGCTTACCACAATGCCGAACTTGATGGCGTGTTCATGTTCGAGTCCTACATCACCGACTCCGAGCGTGGCATTATGCCACCCAAGGGCTACGAGGACACCCCCGACGGCTCTTGGTTCGGTTCCTTCAAGGTAGAGAACGACGAGGTGTGGGACAACCGCAACCTGTTCCGGGGTTTCTCCGTTGAGGGCCTGTTCGGGATGGACAAGACCGAATCCGAACTGGAGGTCGCACTCGCTGGCCTCGCTGACGAATTAACCGCTTTTTTGCAACAATTAACCCCCACCTACAAATCCCACTAACTATGAACCTGAAAAACGCAATCGAATCCCTGCGAAGTGAACTTCGTAAATTCAGCACACAAAAGCAGTCCTTCGCTGACTACAAGTTGACCGATGGCACGGTTGTCCGTGTGGATGGCGACCTCGTTGCCGGAACTGCCGTTTACGTTGTAGCCGAGGACGGCACTCTCCCTGCCCCCGATGGCGAGCATGTTGTCGAAGGCGTTGGCACTATCAAGACCGAAGGAGGCAAGATTGTTGAGGTCATTGCTGCCGAAGTCGCAACCCCCGAAATCGAAGCCTTGCCCGTTGCTGCTGAAATCACTCCCGAAGTGGCCGTTGAGGTTACCGAGGAAATCAAAGAAGCCTATCCTGCCATGACCCCCGAAGTTGTTGAGGCCATCGTCGCCAAGCACCTCGCTGGCATCATGGAAGAACTCAAGGCAGCCTATGCTGAAATGGGCAAGATGAAGGAGAAGATGTCCGCATTCGCAAGTCAGGTTGAAACCATGGCCGATATCGTCGAGAAGGTTTCCGAACTCCCAGCCGAAGCCCCAAAAGCAAGCGGTTCAGCAATCGTTGAGCAACGCAAGGCTCAAGCCTCGCAGAACTTCAACGCTCTCGCACAAGCACTCCAATCACTCAAAAAAAACTAACCCCCTAAACCCCCACTAATCATGGCATACAATTTTGGCAATTTAGTTGCCTACACCGACCAAGAGAGGCTTCCTCTCATCACCAAGGCCGTGTTCTCGGCCCGTTCAGCAGCCTTGTTCACCAAGCAGGTGGGCATCAAGTTCGCTGCTGCCCTCAACCTCATGGACACCGATGCTTTGATTCAAGGCGGTGATACTTGCGGTTTCACAAGTTCAGGCACAACCACATTCAGTCAGCGTGTCATCACCGTTGGCCGTATGAAAGTGATGGAAACTTTGTGTCCTCGCTCCTTGGAGCAGTACTGGATGCAGACCCAGTTGACCCAAGGTTCAATGTACGAAGGCGTTCCTTTCGAGCAGGCGTTTGCCGAGCAGAAGGCTCTCCGCATCGCAGAGGCTTTGGAGAATGCAATTTGGCAGGGTAACGCTTACTTTTCAGGCGTCAACCAACTCTTGAACGCTGCTTCGGGTTCAACCATTAGCGGTAACACAGGAGCGGTATCGGCCTCCGTTGGTATCACTACAAACAACGTGATTTCCATCTTTGACGGAATCTACAACCAAATTCCACAGGCCATTCTGACCAAGACTGACCTCGTAATCTTCTGCGGTTGGAACAACTTCCGTACCTTGATTGGTGCTTTCAAAGCCTCCACAGGCGTTATGTACAACCAAGTTGACTTGGCTGGTCTTGCCGATGGGGACATCATCTACCCCGGTACAAACGTCCGTGTCATTGCGGTTCCCGGCTTGACCAACACCAACCGCATCGTTGCATCTTACCTCGGTAACTTCTTCTACGGGACGGACCTTTTGAGCGACGAGGAGCAGTTCTCGATTTTTTATTCAAGGGACCTAGACGAAGTACGGAGTATCGCAGCTTTCAAAGCAGGCGTACAAATAGCGTATCCAGACTTGGTTGTTGACTTCCGCTTGACCTAATGTGTAGGGGGGAGGGAAACCTCCCCCTGCTTTTTTTGTTCTCTTGAAACTTAAAACCAAAACACACATATGTCCTGCTCTTTAACAACTGGCTACGCCCTTGGCTGCCGTGATTCCGTAGGTGGAATCAAAACAATCTACGTCCAATCCTTCATCCCAACAGGGTCCTGCAATGCCAACCTTTCAGGTGCGGTTACGGGCTTCACTGGGTACGCTTCGGGTGGGTTCTTCGAGTACGACTTGACCAAGGCCACTTCGTCTTTGACTGAAACCTTGAATGCGAGCATTGAGAACGGCTCGGTTTATTACACCCCCGAAGTAACGTTCACCATCAACAAACTGCAAGTCGCAGTCCGCAACGAACTCCGCTTGCTGGTCCGCAACCGTGTCATCGTCATCGTGCAGGACAACAACAATCGTTACTGGTTGTTAGGCTCTGCCAACGGCTTGGAGGCAACCGCTGGAACCGCTGGAACTGGTACTGCCTTCGGGGACCGCAGCGGATACGAATTGACTTTGACCGGGATGGAGCCTGACCCGATGTTCCTGATTGCATCCACAGTCTTTGCACCATCGACTACGCAGATACTCGGTTCGTAGTATCTTCGCATCAGGTTTTCATCATCTGAGGTTTGAGAGGGGCAGTCAGCAATGGCTGCCCTTCTTATTTTTACCCCATGAAGATTTGCATTGTCTATAACGCCCATCCAACCGGGTGCAGTTATTACCGCCTCGAAATGCCGAACGCATACCTTGGCGACAACTACCCGGAGTTCGATTACGTCTGCGTTGAGAACATCACCACGATTAGCGACGAGGGATTGAAGTCGATTGACCTGTTCCTGTTCAGCCGGCTTTGGTGTCAGGGAACCATGGAGCAAGTTGAAAACGTCTACAAAGCCCTGACCCAATACGGGGCAAAAGTCATCCTTGACTTGGACGATTACTGGGTCCTTGAATCGGGCCACATCATGTACCGCCACTATCACCAAACCAAACTCGCAGAGGTCATCCGCAAGCACATCAAATTAGCCGATTGGGTTACCTGTACCACCGAGCATCTTGCTGCTCGCATACGGCCTCTAAATACGAATGTGAGCATTTTGCAGAATGAGCCATACGAAGCCTACCAACAGTTCATTCCCAACCCGGAGGAAGAACCCGACAAGCACATCGTCAAGTTCGGTTGGTTCGGAGGGGCGCAGCACGGAGAGGACATGGAACTGCTCCGTGAGGGGATGCAGAAACTACGCTGGGACGCAAACCTTGACGGCAAGTACCGCCTCTACCTCGGAGGGTGGAACGACAACAACCCGGTATATGAGGGCTACGAGAAAATCATCAGCGACCAAGGCAACAACCCGAACTACGGACGCATTCAGGCTGCGGACATCTACTCCTACGTCGGAGGCTACAATTTCGTGAACGTAACGCTTGCACCGCTCCGGGACACCAAGTTCAACAAACTCAAATCCGAGTTAAAGGTCGTAGAGGCAGGGTGGATGAACAAAGCCATCATCGCAAGCGAAACCATCCCCTACACCGATGTCATCCGACACGGAGAAAACGGGTTCTTGGTCCCCTACAACAAACCCAAGGACTGGTACAAGTACATCAAACAACTAATCCTTGACCCCGACCTGCGGAAAGGCTTGGCTGACAACCTAACCCGTGACATAAAATCACGGTTCAACGTGGCCGAAACCGCCAAGAAGCGGGCCGAACTATACAGGCAGATTGGGCGCAAATTGTGAAATTCGGGGGCATCGCACATTTACAAGCAGATGCTTTA